TTCTTCTCCACGTTCCATACCCGAAAGCATCGCTAAAATATTATCTGTCAAATGTTCTCTGACCCAATAAGCCCATGATCTGGAAAGCTCGTTCAGCCCATCCCGGGGTGAATATCCATGAAATCTATGATTTATGACGCTCCAGCCCCAAACCTTGTCACCAGTGATGTACCGATCCCAAATGATAATATTACGGAATTCATCGATAGTGAGATGACCAACTGGTTCCGAGTGCCAATCTATTCCTAGTTCGAAGAAATTGTTGATTTGATGGGATGTCCATTCAAGTGAGTTAATCCTCTCAATATATTGAGTACAGTCCTTCAAGTAGTACTCAAGTACCTCCTTCATTGTTCGCCACGTCAAATCACCTTGTACCTCATCATCGTAAAGTCGTTGCCCTACTTCACACATCTTCTCGGCGAATTTGAACAAGGAGGAACCTCTCCATTCTTCTTCTCCACACCCTTGGACCAAAGGCGCTAGGCTATCTTCAGAATCACATTCCCCAATCTTCCAAATCAACCATTTGAGAACATCTCCCGGTGTTTGGGGGAGTTGCGAATCTCTTGTATGTCCTCTCTCACACCATTCTCTGATCCATTCCCAGATCGCAACATGCATGTCTTCGTGAAAAGAAACCGACATCGTAGTTCAAGAGTATGTTTGTAGTTTACTAGTTCTCAAGAAAAGTATTTTCAAATTTTTAAAAAAAAGATGTTGAATCTTTTTTTTTTTTTTTTTTTTTTTTTTTTTTTTGTCTTTCTTTTTCTTTTTTCTAGAGTATTACAATGGTTGGGCGATGCAGACAGGGGATTCTTGGAGGAGTAGAAGTCTCTGGATTTTCTTGTCGAGATCTTCAATGGTCACTTCTTTCTTTTTCTCAAGTGGGACATCAGAATAACTCTTTGACGCGATGAAACTAGGGACAAATTCTGGTGCTTTAGGGTTCAGAGTTGACTTCTCCTCCGATTCCATATGAGTTTGCCACATCATTCGCATGTCTTGGTACTTCGCCTTATTGAAAGGATATACAACCAAGTAGCCACCAGTGGTGCCCCACAGACGTGTCACGTATCCATCCACACATCTGTTGATGAGAAGGTCCATGAACTCTTCCATGTCCTCTTCACCTACAATCTTCAGATACTTGAGAACAGTCTTGTTCGTGAAGAACGTTTCACCTGGACCCATCCATGTCTTCCACATCTTCGCGAGAACAGTGAAAGCATATGAAGAACGCTCGTTGCTATCCACCAACTCTATCTCTTCGGCATAGATGAGATGACAATTGTCCTTCATCTCGCGAAGGGTTCCTTGACACGCGAGAGAGAGGTCGCTGATGACAACCGTTTTCTTCTTGGTCTTTCGGGGGTCTGCATCGTATCGTATCTCATCGCCGCACTCAACCTCGTTGTTGATCTTGTTGAGTTGAGCTTCGGCTCTCTCCAGATGAGCCGTTCGGTCCAAGACGTAGGACCGCCACGTTTTCTGGATCCTGATCGCAGCGACGACCTTTCCGATCATTAGAACCATCCGAAGAGCTGTTGAGAAGTCGGCTTGTAGTCGTTAAGAATTCGGGGGAGTCTGTGAGCGGTTGAGAGTTGAGAATAGCTTTTTGATTGTTGTTAATAGTCCTGAAGAAAAGGAGTTTCAAATTTTAGGAAAGACCCGATCTTTAGATCTAGTTCTCTGAACTGTTCCCAAAATTTGAAACTTCTTTTCTGATTGAGATACCGAGTTTAAGCATCGTCTTTAAGGTGGGCGCCGAATTGGGTGTGGCAACCTGGTGTGGGCATTTAGCTAAGCCTGAAGTGAGTTAAGATACCGCAAGAAGCGAAATTCTGTCTGAGGGAAAGATAGACAAGAATACTCACGCTTTCACATTAAACCCAGGAGGAATATAGGAGCTAAGGTCTGCTCGTCGCAGACTGAATTGCGGGCGTTTGTGAAAGGCGGCACCATTTTTTTGTGACCAGATCTAAATTAGGAACAATCCCCATATGACTATCTCTGTATCTTTGAAACGAATAAATTATTCACATAAAAAACTAGCTAATCATTTATTTTTTTTTGTCTTTTATTTTTGTTTATTGGAGACAGGGGGATATGAGGTCGTTGACGTCGATGAGCTGCGCACAACCACCGAATCGGAGCCCGAGCCCGTATTCGCTGGCAAGACGCATCTTAAACCACTTATACCCCAACACATTGGTTTCACGAAGTTCAATGGATCGTAATGTCGAACCACCAATACTGGAGTTTTTGCGAATGATTGCGAGGGTAAAGTTGTATGTAGACTGTGTCCTGATTGTATCCTTCTTCCTCTTGGTACGGTCCGCCTTCTGAACGATTGTGTTGATCACACCGAGTGCGAGAATGTCTCTCATCACCAACTGATAGTAGGTCCACGGTGGCAATGTTCGTCCATAACGAGTACTACGAGGAACTAACTTTGCACGGTCCTTACCCACGGCACATCTACCCTTCCAGTAGTCCAGCGTATCGCGCTCCTCCTTCTGTCGATCCAACTCGTACTTGACTATACCAATAATCAAGTCGTGAGGGAGGAAGCGGAACGCACTGCACTTGGGAGAAGTTCCCCTGCGTTGGTGGTGGGCAACCACCGAGTTGATTTGTTTGACTGACAGCATTGCCTTGTTGAGTTTAGATCTAAATTTAGACGAGTTCAAGTTATTGGTCAAGTCAAATAAAAATTCAAATTTTGGGAGTTCGTTCTCGGGTAGTGGATCTAGTTCTATGAACTGTTCCCAAAATTTGAAACTCTTTTTCTGAAGAATACTAACTATCAACTGGGTATCCTCGCGAGAAACCTAAACCTTTACGATGTCAACAAGTGATCGCGGATTATCTCTTCTCAAGAAGATGGGGTGGAAACAAGGGACTTCGCTTGGAAGGCGTGGAGACGGAATCCTCAAACCTGTAGAGGTGGAGGTGTCCAACATCCGGATGAAGGGGAACACCAGGGGACTGGGGTTCGGGAAGGAAACTGTCAAAGATTTGGTACGTCCATTCCCCGGACAAACCGTAATCGGGGTCGTGAAGATCTATGCCTCTGGAGAACACTACGGTGCAGGGTCTTCATACTTCGGAAGGGTCTACATCCCGGGAGGGGCCATGAGACACATTCTTAATCTCACGAAAGTATCTTCTCATGCTCTTATCGGAAAAGCAGTGCGAGTCCTCCTTCTAGGTTCTGAAGAAAATGCGAAGTATCCTTGGAGAGTTGTCAGATGCATATAAGTCAAAAAGACCATAGATAGTTAGATAGATAGATTAGGATTAGTTTTTTTATCATAAGATTACAATTTCTTTAAATTTGAAAGGATATTTCGTAAGGATAGTAAACTTACATACGTGCGAACATGAAGAAATCGTATTGCTCCTATGGTCCCCGTACAGGTCTTCGTGATCTGGATTTAAGGGATTTCATCCAAGAATACGCCAATGAGTTGGAGGACTACTATGACGTCGATTTTGGAGCAGACAATCAGAACCATCCCGCGTTTGGATACTTTGATGGCGGAGAACATCCTTGTATCATCTGTTTGGTGGATGAAGAAGACCGTCCATTCTCAACTGTCAACAAACCCATTTTACGGAAAGGTGGAAAGGAACGACGACAGAAGATCAAGCACCGATACTCTTACGAAAATCCGATGAATCGGATACACGGATTTGTGTTTGTGGAGAGTGGAAACAACAATCTCACACCAAAGGATAAGAACATCCTTTCTTTGTCAATGATCTGTTCGTCCATTTTCACTGACAAAAAAGGAATTGGTTCGGATATGATGGATCTTCTTTTGGATCAATCCAAAGAGGTAGGTTTCACCGACATTGTTCTGGAAGTTGCAAATGAGTTTTCGGAAAAAGGACATGATTCTGATGAAGAAGAAGAAGAAGAAGAAGAAGATGAAGAAGATGATGAAGAAGAAGAAGAAGAAGAAGAAGAAGAAGACGACGAATGGTTTCCAGATGAAGAAGCGATTGAAATCATTTCACATGAGTTGTGGAGGAAAACAATGAGGTTCAAGGATGATACCCCATACTACAACGTTGATAAGGAATACATCTCTCAGCATGTCGAAGAATACTTCTACTACCAAGATTACGAAGAAGAGGAAGAAGATGAAGAAAAAGAACCGATTGATGTTCATGAAGAACCATATGACAATGAATACGGGGGATTCTGGTATCGGAAAGGCTACAAAAGTCAAGAAGGTTTGATTGGATTCTACAAGAATTTTGGTTTTGTAGATGAACCGAAAGTAAATCTTGAATGGGGGTGTTACAGCGAGATCCCTTTCCCGTCAATGATTTGTAGTTTGTGAAAAAGAAAAGAAAAAAGAAAAGAAAAAAAGAACAGTTTTTTTTTGTCTTTTACCCTTGTATCCTAAAATTTGAAACTCTGTTTCTTTTAAGACATTAACTAAACAACAAACTACAAACCTCGTTTTGTGAGTCTAAGCTTCTCCCTCTAACCAATTAAATCAATTAAATATGAATTACGACATCCTGTGACCTCGGGCGGGTGGAAGACCCGCGAAACGGTGGAATGTCATACCTCCGTGTGAGAATACGTCTGCCCCATTCTGAAAGGTGAGTCCTAGGTGGGTAAAAGACAGCTGCATAGATCAATTACTCTTTGAGGAGTAAGCAGTAGACATAAAAAGATTAGTCGCCATTCATACAGGCGCGTGTTCAAAGCATAAGTATCATCCCGGCTCCTGGATCAGTGTGTAAGTGCCCACACACAATCTAAAGGAAGTAAGAACAGAGTATGGGTCTAAGTAGCATCTGACCTTAATATTGAATCCCATGGAGTTAAAATGATATGGGGCATCACAACTTTCCAGGAATGTAAGGGTATGTAGGATTGTTGACGACCGAGAGGTCGTGTGCATAGGATGTGAGAGGGATGCCAAATGGTCGCCTAACTCAGACAATACCCACCAACCTAAACCGGGGAAGGAACTCCGGAGCTAATACCTCGCTATAATGCGAGTCCCATTACGGGGATTAGAGTTTCTCTAATCGAGATTGAGATAATCATATGATTCACATTCGTCCACCGACTTAATTGTTGGCGTAGTCTAAGGATCCTCTGTGTGTTGCAAGCGTTGTTGGTGGGATATACTAAAATTTTTTTTGTCATTATATTATATCATTAAACATGATCATATTATCATATGATAAATATTTGTTCATTTACCCAAAATTTGAAACTTGGTTTAGAAGAGATAGTAACTAAACAAACAAGAACATTCAACATGACAAACGCTGAAATTCAAATGAACCATGCTATCTTCATGTGCGAGGTCACTTTCAAGGATTCCCTGAAGAGGGTTACACCACCAAACCCTTCAAAGGTGAAGGCCAGTTACAACTACCATCACAACAAGCGGAACAGGCGACAAGGACATCTCAAGCAACCGGGTGGAGCATCATGCAATCAGAGGCGTTAGATAGTGGTGAAGTGGTGTTGAAGTAGATAGGATAGATTAGGATAAACTACGATGCCCGAGTGGTCTAAGGGTACGGCTTTGCAGCTGGAGGTTGGCTTTTGGAGGTATGTGAAGATCTTTGGATTCTTGGTTTGATCGGTCTTGATCACTCCGTGATTTCTCTGAAAAAGAAGATTTGATCATATTTCTGGCGTCATTTACGTAAGACATCGTGGGTTCGAATCCCGCTCGTAGTATAAAGTCCTCCATTATAAAGGAGGCATCCGGTAGTATTCCCGAGTTTGGTCAAAGGGGAGCGACTTAAGATCGCTTGCTATATGCTTCGGGGGTTCAAATCCCCCTGCTACCATAAGCCTGATAGTGAAAGGCGACGTTCCATTAGCTCAGTCGGTTAGAGCACTCGTCTTATGAGCGAGAGGTCGCGGGTTCGAACCCCGCATGGAACAAAGATTGGTTGCCTTAAGCAACCATCAACTACGGCAGACCGAGTGGTGAGCGGCGGGGCTCCAAAAGGCCCTGGGTTGATTGAGAGTGTTGTAAGTTCTTCTTGGGATCTTGTTGAAATCAGTGGGCGAATACCCTTTGATCTGATCAATCCGAGTGTTTCCTCAGGTGAAGAGAAGAAATTGTATCATTCTTATATCATTTACGTTAGACCTAGCGGGTTCGAATCCCGCCCGTAGTATCAAGTCCTCATTTGAGGCATTTTTTTTGTAAATTTGAAAATTAAATATTAAAGAATCAACAAACATTTAAGATAGATGACGATGAATCTGTTGGATCTTTCACGTGACGTCCTTTCCCTTGTTGCAGATGAGATCTATAAGATTCGCGCGAAACGGATGCCAGTAGAGTTTAAGGCGAAATGGAGGGCGAAGCGCCCCTACCGAATCATCCTTGAATCCGGTGGGAGAAGGATCCATGAAGGGAGGGCATTTTTATCCAAAGACAAAACACTATACGATGTAAGGTTGATTAGTGCTCTTCATAACACTTCTAAATACTACGTTTGCGGAATGAGCTTGAAAATGTTCAACCCTCGTTCCCGACCGCCTCGCGACAGCGTATTCTTCTACAATATTAATGTCAATTTTAATCGGCATTATGGAGCTCTCCCTTCACTAAGAAACTGCACAAAAAATGAAAACATAATTGAATTAGGAAAAAGAAATGGATGGGAAGACTTTGATGAACAAACAAACGATACTATTATCCGTTACCTAATGGAAAAAGAAGACGCTGGAATTAAATGTTACTGATAAATAAAAAAATAAGGATAATTTTTTTTTATCTTAAATACTTAAAATTATTTTATTTTACTTAATTATAAAATGAGCGATGAATCTAATACCCTCGATTTAACAGAAGTACCAGATAATGTAGAACAACAGGAAGAGACAGAAGTAGTTGAAGAAGTTGTTGATGATGAAGAAGAATCAGAAGAAGAAGAGGAATCAGAAGAAGAAGAGGAACAAGAAGAAGAAGAAGAACAAGCGGAGCAGCCAGAAGAGGAATCAGAAGAGGAACAAGAAGAACAAGTGGAGGAAGAAGAGGAACAAGAAGAAGAGGAGGAAGAGGAACAAGCGGTTGATGAAGAAGAGGGGCAGCTAGAAGAAGAACAAGCGGAGCAGCCGGAAGAAGGGGAAGAAGAAGAACAAGAAGAAGAGGAACAAGCGGAGCAGCCAGAGGAACAAGTTGTGCAACCAGAACAATCATCAGTTACACCATTAGTAACTGATAATTTATGTTCTTTAAAAACCCTTGTTGATGTATTAGGGCAATGGTCGGGTGGTGAAATTAGAAGAAGAAATGTTGAAGAATTATTGAAAGAAGGTTCTGAAGTTGATGAAAACTTAGATGATCTTGAAAAAGTTGTTGAAGTCCTTCAACTTTGGATTAGAGAAGGTGCATCTACATTCAGAGAACACAATCACTTTAAAAATCTGGATGAATATACATTAGTAGGTGAATCTAGAGATTTATCAGAAGAAAAAAAGATAGAAGTTTTAAAAACACTAACTACATTAGTTGTTAATGTTTCACAAAGAAAAGTAACAAATGAAGAAATTCAAAATATTATGAATAATCTTTATTAATTTAATTTTATAATTTTATTTTTAATTTATGATTTATCAAAAAATAAATCTTTAGTTGGCAAGTAACTTAGTTGGAGTAAGCAAGACCACCCATACCCGACATGATTCTTAAGACGTTGTAGTTTACGGCGTAGACAAATACTAATCCACCGTCCTGATCGGGTAAATTGTTACCGCTAGCTCCATTTTCGTTAGCACTAGGAGAATATGCACCTGTTAACTGGGCATTATCAATACGAGAAAAATTACAAGTTCCCGATGGTTGATGTTCTTCTGGTTTGAGTGCGAAAGAGTAAACAGCAATTGAATCGGGATTATTAACTGCTCCATAACCAGTGTGATGTTCCCATACTTGAGTACGTGTGAAATATTTAAAATCTCTTTCTTTAAAACGATCGTGACCATTCAATTTTAATTGCCAGTTACCTGATATATTTTGTTCGGTAAAAAAAGCCGCGCGAGTACTTCCCATTGCAGTAATACCGGTATCTGTTCTCGCCGAACCGTTTGCCAAACCAACGCCGGATAGGCTACTAATTCCACCGGTCCAAATTAATTCTTTAACAGGGTGATTAAAATTTAAATCAAGGGTAGCTGATCCGGCAGCGGTCCCTGAAAAACTTGAGAATTGTAATTGTTCAATTAAATATTCATGTGAAACTTGAGCGAATCTACGTCTTTCATCGGTATCAAGGTAGATATAATCACACCATAAATCAAAGGATTTTGTAGGGGTACTTGGGGCTGTTGTGTCGCTATTTCCAAAATCGTCATCATCATTACCCAAAACTAATCTACTAAGCTCTTCAAAGGTTATCTTTACCTTAACTTCATGGTATTGAAGTGCAATTAAGGGTAAAGCAAGTCCAGGATTGCGACAAAACCAGAATAGTAAAGGTACCCAAATTTTACCAGTGATCTGCGTGGCAACCGTAGTAGAATCCCAAGCGGGCGCATTTACAGAATCAGTATCCGCAGAAGTAGCGTCTGTATTTACTCCTAACCCATTACCAGTCATCTTATTGTATAAAGTTCCAGTAGAACCACTTGGGTTAAATTCTGTTAACTGAGAATAAACAGAGTGCCAGTGACCATAATGCTTATCAATTCTCTGTCCACCAATTTCTAATTCACATTCTTTCATTAAACGACTACCGTAGTTTGCTACTAATTCACATTCCTGACTAGCATTGGTCGCTAATTCGTGTTCCAAATACATTCTGTAGAGTAAATCACCATTTCTTGAAATGGTTGCCGAAACATCATTACCGAAATCAGCAGTTCCGTTGAAGGTCTGTTCAATTGATTCCATGGAAAAGTTCGTGTGTCTGCGGTAGACAACCTTGAAAAAAGTAATTTGTGGGTTACCTGTAAGGTAGATGTCCTGAGCTCCGTAAGCGACAAGTTGCATTAATCCTCCTCCCATTGTTTTTTATACTTATAGCATAGAAAAAAATTTAAATTTTTAACATAAAGAATTATTTTAAATTCTTTAAAAATTGATAAGATTTTATAAAAATAGATTAATTATTTATAATTTAATTACTGTAAGCTAAGCCACCCATACCCGACATGATACGGAGGACGTTGTAGTTGACGGCGAAGATAGTAAGTACTGTAGCCGACCCCGTCAAAACCAATTGTGCATTGTCAATACGAGAAAAGTTACAGGTTCCAGATGGTTGGTGTTCTTCCGGTTTGAGTGCGAAAGAGTAAACACCAATAGAATCATTATGCTGACCAGCGCCACCGGTGGCGTTGTCAGAATTCAATCCACCGGGACCGGAGTGATGTTCCCACACTTGAGTTCTGGTGAAATATCTGTAATCACGGGCGGCAAAACGATCGTGTCCATTTAGTTTTAATTGAACTGTACCGGTCCCTACGGATGCGACAGTTTTGTCTGCTACCTGGAAGTTTGTAGTATCGTTAGTTGTACCAGTCCATATTAATTCTTTAACGGGGTGATTAAAATTAAGATCATTAGAACCAGCACCAGTCGTAACAGATTGTTCTTGAACTTGTTCAATAAGGTATTCGTGTGAAACCTGAGCAAAACGACGGCGTTCATCGGTGTCAAGGTAGATGTAATCACACCATAATTTTTGTTCATTAACAGTAGCATATATTGTATTGACTAATTGATTTAATATAACTTTAACTTCGTGATATTGAAGGGCAATTAAAGGTAGAGCAAGACCTGGGTTGCGACAAAACCAGAATTGTAATGGGATAAAATGACGACAAGCGCCGGTCTTAAATTCGACGCCACCCATTCCACTCATTTTTTGAAATGTAGTACAAGTAACGCCATCTGTTTGACCGACATGACCAGTTGGATTCGGTTGTGTTAATTCGGCAAATACTTCCATGAATAAACCAGTTTGTTTGTCAATCTTCTGACCACCAATTTCTAATTCAACATCAGTAATCATAGCTGCTCCGGGATTATTGACGGCGGACGTGGTGTCCGAAGCATCAACTTCAATATACATTCTGTAGACTAAATCACCATTACGCGAAATAGTTGCCGTGCAACGTCCGTCTGTGGTGGAAGATCCATTCCATGTCTGTTCGATGGCTTCCATCGAGAAGTTAGTGTGTCTGCGGTAGACAACCTTAAAGAAAGTGATTTGTGGGTTACCCGTAAGGTAGATATCCTGAGCTCCGTAAGCGACAAGTTGCATTAATCCTCCTCCCATTGTTTTTTATACTTATAGCATAGAAAAAAATTTCAGAAAAATACGTAAATTAAATAAATTCTTAAATTTATTTATTTTTAAAAAAATAATTTATGAAAAGATAATTATTTTATTTTAATTTAGGTTAATTAATTGGAGTACGCTAAACCACCCATACCAGACATGATTCTTAAGACATTGTAGTTAACAGCGTAGATGTTTTCCGAGGAAGTTGGAGCAGTGCCCCCACCCGAGAAATCTAATTTGGCGTTGTCGATTCTGGAGAAGTTACAGGTTCCAGATGGCTGGTGCTCTTCGGGTTTGAGGCCGAAGGAGTAGACGTTGATCTTCTTGTCCAACTTGGAAGTGCGGGCGGAGGAGGACAGGGTGCCATCTGGTTTTAATATCGAGAATCCAGATATAGTGACATCATTTTGATAACTGGCAACAAGATCAGAGGTACCGCCTAAACTGACAATGGGTCTATCAAAAAATACAGCTTTTGCGTTCGCGCTAAGTTCGTCCTGACCATCATTGCCCGTGGCAGATACAGCTAATACTCGTGCAATAATAGATGTCTCGTTATTTAAACCGAGACCTGTACCGTTAAGCCGTATTATCTTATTTATAGCTGCGGAATATACATCAGCAACACCCGTTAGAAAGATAGCACAATATTTGTTATCAGCGGCAGAAGTGGTTTGAGCCGCATTGTCGGCTAAACTATTAAATTTAATTGAGTTGTCCAGCGTCTCGGACGATGCTTTGTCACAATTAGCTACATAAAATTTACCAGTTGCAGGATCTTCCAGAGTCGTACCTGTACCAAGAGAAGCATTCAACTCTGTGATGGCCGCCGCAGTTTCAGCTGCAACCGCGGCGGTTTCAGTTTCAACGTCAACGTAATTACTAGTAAGCTGAGCAGCTGACGGAAGGTTCTGTCTCGGAATAGCAGTGTGGTAATCAAATGGCTGTCTGAGCTGGAAATATTCAGATTCTTGAGCAGAGAAACGATCATGACCATTTAACTTAAGCTGAGCTTTTCTATATCCAGATGAAGCTTGGGAAGTCCAAATTAATTCCTTAACAGGGTGGTTGAAGTTCAATTTTTCAGAATCAGTCCCACCTAAGGTTTGCTTCTGTATCTGTTCAATTAAGTATTCGTGTGAAACTTGAGCGAAACGACGGCGTTCATCGGTGTCAAGGTAGATGTAGTCGCACAATACTTTGGCGTCGGATGAAACGCCTTGTGCCGTGCCTGCTCCCCAAGTAAACTTAAGTTTAACTTCGTGGTACTGAAGGGCAATCAATGGTAGTGCAAGACCTGGATTACGGCAGAACCAGAAATTCAAAGGATACTGAGTCATTAATGGACCAGTACTATCAGCCGTTCCAGCCGTCCCTATATCCCCTATCATAGATTTAAGACCGATCGCTTTTGATTCATCAGTTGATAATTCATTCCAAATCTGGTTCCATTCAGCATAATGACGATCAATGCGTTGACCACCAATTTCAAGTTCAACTTCCGAAACAAGTTCGGATCCATTAGTTGCTGCGGCTGTGTTTGTAACATAAACTTTGTGAACTAAATCACCATTACGCGAAATAGTTACTGATCCAGATCCACCTCCGACAACACCTCCGTTAATAGTCTGTTCGATGGTTTCCATCGAGAAGTTAGTGTGTCTGCGATAGACAACCTTAAAGAAAGTGATCTGTGGATTACCCGTAAGGTAGATGTCCTGAGCTCCGTAAGCGACAAGTTGCATTAATCCTCCTCCCATTGTTTTTTATACTTATAGCATAGAAAAAAATTTCAGAAAAATACGTAATTTAATTTATTTATTTTTTGAAAAAATACTTAAAATTTCAATAATTTAGATCGCGTATGCCAAACCTCCCATCCCCGACATTATCCTTAAAACATTGTAATTTACAGCATAAACATTACTTATCGTCCCTGCGTTATCTAATAAAAACTTTGCCGATTCAATCCTTGAAAAATTACAAGAACCACTTGGTTGATGTTCTTCGGGTGATAAAGCAAATGAATATACAAATATATCTCTAGCTAATTGAGAACATTTTGATTTTGGATTTTGTAATCTCCCAATAATTGAAATACTCACTAAATCATCATTTGCTGTCCCAACTATAAAATTACTTGAAATCGCATCTTGGTCATCTTCAATTACTAAACCAATATTCCAACCATTTGTTTGAGAAGCAACAGATGAAACTTGGGCTGTTATATTTCTTTGTCTGGCAGCGGTTGATTCATCTGTATCTTTAATTTCAATCCTTAATAAATCACCCACTTTTGGGAAATTACTTGAATCTACAGAAGGAATAAAATTTGTTCCAATCAAAAAATTAAATGTTGTTTTTGTTCCCGATGTTGAACCAACTGTATTATGTAGTGTTGTTACATCTGTTCCAGTAGCTGTTCCGGCATCCCGATATGTTATTACAATTGGTTGAATCATTTCAATTGTATCTTTTTCTTTGATATTGTACCCAGGAACCGCTGTATGATGAATCAAAGGTTGTTTTATTTGGAAATATTCCTTATCTTGATACGCAAAGCGATCATGGCCATTAATTTCAATTTTCATTTTTTGAGTAATAATTGTACTGCTTTCGGTTGTACTTGTTGGAACGGTCCAAATTAATTCTTTAATTGGATGATCAAAATTTAATTTAAAAACATCTCTTGAACTTCCTTCTTCTTGAATTTGTAATTGTTCGATTAAATATTCATGCGAAACTTGTGCAAATCTTCTACGTTCATCTGTATCAAGATAAATATAGTCGCACCATACCTCAACTTTTGGGGTTACCGCCGCTGCTCCAGAACGACTTATTCCGTCAGCTGCGGCGCCACTCCCCCAATTGAATTTTAATTTTACATCATGATATTGCAATGCGATTAATGGTAATGCTAACCCAATATTTCTACAAAACCAAAACTGTAGTGGATACATGATAGATTGTTGTGATGTTCCACCCGCTGAAGCTAATCCACCCGTAACAAGTGGGTTCTTGAATCCCCCTGTTAAATATTTAAATCCATCAGATTTTGATTCGGGGGTAGTTAATTCCGTCCAAATCTGATTCCATTCGCGAAACTGTTTATCCATGCGTTGACCCCCTATTTCAATTTCAACATCTTCAACTAAATAATCTCCATTTAAACCAGATATCATATCTTGGTCTGCTTTAACATATATTTGCGACAATAAATCTCCATTTCTAGAGATAATGACGGACCCCGCTGTAACATATGTGTCCGATACAGTTGAAGAACCATTGATAGTTTGTGGAATGCATTCCATAGAGAAATTGGTGTGTCTACGATAAACGATTTTAAAAAATGTAATTTGTGGATTACCGGTTAAATATATATCTTGGGCACCATACGCAACCAATTGTAATAAACCTCCTCCCATAATTATAATATTAATAACATATAAATAATAACCATCAATTATACGAAAATTATCGAAAAATAAATTCTTAACAAATACAAGAAGTACAAGAAGTACAAGATGGATATATCAAACACGTCATTTACTACCGCGATTGGTAATAGTAGCAATAGTAGCAATAGTAGCAATAGTAGTGAAAGCATTGGTGGGATTATTAATGAGACATTAGAAGAATATAATCATTTCGATGTTCGTGATTATATGGATTATGAAAAAATAAGAGGATTATTAATCAATAACCCTACAGAAATGTCATTATTAGAAGTGACATGTATTTTGATTAATAATCAGATGAATGAAAAAAAAAGATAATTTATAAATAGAAATGAAATCGTTAATTAGATGTAGTCTTTGAATATTAGCTGTGTTTCCTCATCTGATTTTTCAAGGTCAAGGACTTGTTTTACTGGATTCATGATTTGATTTGAAATATAAAACTTATAATCAATCCCAATCTTATTTTCATCCATAAAATCAGGATGTTCAATTCGATCTCCCTGAAGAACCTTTTTATCTCTTGGTTTTCCTTTTCTTGCACCACTTTTATAAAGATTATTAAAATCATAAAGCATATCTTTCGGTAATACACGATACATAAATGGGATACGATCATTTGGTTTTGGTTTATTACCTGGGTTTCGTTCTGCCATACGATCTGCGAGAACTTTATGTGCGATACCTTCTGGATTTTTGTAATAGCCACTTAATGATTTTGTGATAATAAACATCGATTTATCAATTTTTTCATCCATAATTTCTTTGAGTGTATTCCTTAACCAATGAATTGCTTTATCAACACTTTTTTGATGCATAATAATTTCAATTACATTCCCAAATACATATTTAACAATCGCCGCATTATCCCTTCGTTTCATAACAATGCCCATGGATGTTCTTTCTTTAAGATTTTCAGCAGAAAGTTCATATTTGTCTCCTGTATATCTTTTCTTTGAAATCAGAATAAATGGAAAGAATGTTTTTTCATATTCTAGATCTTGGGGTTTGTGGAGCATATTATCTGTGATCCATTTACCAGCTTTTACGCCACAATCGATACAATATTGAAGGGCTTCTTTGCCTTCGAGTAAAACCCCTGTATCTTTATGTTTTCTAGAGAATTTTACAAAAACTGAATCTGTATCACCATAGACAATTTCAGGAGGATGGTAGCCTTTTTCTTTCGCCCACTGTGTAACACCATTACTTGCATCATCAATCCTTTCTCTTCCAATCGAGGTGGTGCACGCGGCAATCTTTTTAAAACAGATACTGCTTGTTTTTGCACCCATTTGACCATAGACAGAATTTGCACTCACTTTATAAGCAAGCTGTAGACCATCAAGGACTTTTTTCTTATCTTCATTATCCGTTTGTTTGATTCTTGTCCTTGTTTCTTTTCTTTGGTCCAAGAGTGTTTGAAGGATCGTGGGGATGATCCCTTTTTTACTTCCTTGAATATGTTTTGCAAAATAGCAGGTTGTTTGAGTCTCTTCTTTTATTTTGTTTAATGTTTTACCTTTCATTTGATAACTATAATCGTCGTATGAAATAATATGATGGGGTATATTTTGGACCCATTCATATTTTTCGGGATTGTTATCAATATCTTCTTGTGTACACATGAAAGTTTCATGTGATAGATTTTTTTCAATGATTGAACTCGGATAAAGTGATGCATAATCTAGTACCGAAACGGGATCATCTAAATAAATTCCTGGAGTTGGGTCAAGGACAATCGCACCTTCAAATCCATCATTAATACTATTGGTGTCAAAATTTTTAAGTGTCGGTATCCGTGTATTTAGTTTAGCGCATTCTTTGACAACCAGCGATGTAATTTTGATACCCTGTCCTCTCAAGAAAATATATGAAAGAGGGACACTTGATACATTTGCCATACCCATATTATTGGGGACAATATCTAATAGTTGGAGTAGATGGATACATAATTCACAATCCATAATACAATATTTTGCAATTTTAGCACGTCCACTTGACCCACCGTTTTTATGAAAATCAAAAATTTGTTGAGGGGATACATCATCCTTTGCTAAACACCATTCATAATATATAAGATCTTTAAGATATTTTTTAAGATTAAATAATCCTTTGATTAATATCTTTTTAAACTTATTATCACCTAAAAACATAATTTTAAATTTTTTGTTGTTCCCATACTTAACTGTCCCATATTTAGTATGAAGATTGATAGTAATATAATCCCCGACTTTAAGATTGCCTAAATTGGTAGTCTTTAGAATCGTACGGTTATCCGACATTACGAATTTTTTTATAATTTTTCCTTTCATAAAATGAGCGGAAACATTATCAAGTTTATAGGAATCAAGTGAATGTCCTTTTTGAATTTCTTTTTGGATATCAAAGATAACTCTCCCATCCATTGAAATATAATTTAAAATATTATCTCCTAATCCCGATGAAGAGAGTTCTTTTTTAACAACTTGACAACGTTTATCCCAATGGTTATTATAATATTTCATCGTTGTTTTTGGAGATGATAATGATGTTTTTGTAAAGTCAACAATACGATCTGAATCTTTATTTCTCATCAATCTCCCAATACGATAAAAGTCATTTTTTGGACATTTGTAATCATGATATCTGCCACATTTTTCATTACATGGGAAAAGATAATCTACACGTTTATTGATATAATCAAAATCAAAACCAAAGATATTATAACCCGTAATAAGATCTGGATTATGATAGAGTATTAAATCTTTCCATTTCAAAAGAAGCTCTTTTTCTGTTTTACATGGATACACATTTGCATTTGGGATATCATCGCAAATTTTTTCATCTGGTTTATCTTCATTACCAATAACGACAATCGTTCTATCATGGCATTCTTTATTACCATATTTGTGAAATACTGTGCCTATTTGAATGATTGGATCTCCTTTAATAATAATATTCACCCCTTTCTCATTTTTAAGATTATTAAGTTGTTTTGTTAATTCATTAATTGCTTTTTCTCTTGATTTACTATTACTTTTTGAGCTATCAAACATTTCAAAGAAAGATTCATTAAGAGATATTTCAAATGATTTTAGAGAATATTCTGTATAGATGCCATTTGCTGTATAGATTGATTGAATATCTTCTGAACCTCCATTAAAACATTCTTTGACCCACTTAATAACGTGTTTTTTCTTAAAATCATATGAAACAAGGTTAAGACTATGTCTAAAATAAGATTCATGAATATCAATCGCTGATTTCTTAAAATCTTTTTTGGGATTTGGAAAATCTCCATGAGATGAATCACATTCAATATCAAAAGAGGCTGTTATAAATCCAGCAGTACTGTCTGATTTATATGCTTCTATGCATCTTATTGGTAGATTATTGATTTCAATATCAACATTGAAGGATTGTTGATCTTCAGCTTGTATAAAACTTGTATTCATTTCAATTTTGACCCATCCACATGGATCAATATTTTTACTATGTAGAAACCTTAACATCGGATGCACTTTTGATTCATAAAGGTTTGCTACACAATCGCAATTATGTTCTTGTTGAAACCAATCTTTTATTTTAGAATCACACGATTTTATAATTGGGTCTCCATCTTTTGTTTTCCCCAGAATAATTTTACTGCTATTGATGATTTTAATATTTTCTTTATAAAAGTTTTGAATCGCATTGATGCATTTTCTCATATCTCCGTAGCTTTCGAACGATAATTTTGCAAAACGGAATGTTTTTGTTTTTTCACAGTGATCATCGTAATTAAAACCATAAAAATTATAAGACTGTTTCGTTTCCAATAATTCTTCAATAAAATTACCTTTCCAAGAATTTTTACTTGTACTATGCCAACCTTGAATAAAGTTTTTCACCATTTTAAGAAAAGAACGAACGATTGTATTTCCCCAGTTATCTGGGATTCTCATATAAAAGTATGGTTTGAATCCAACGACATTACAGACTATATTTTTATCATCATCCGTTTTCCCATAAAACGTTATCACGAATTCTTTATCCCAATAATTTTCACCCGAAGGAAGATCGTCGGGTAATATTTCTATGATTTGAAATATACATTTTACCATTTATATATATACTTATTAGTTGTTAGTTTAAGTAATGAAAAAAAAAATCAAATTTTAATATAGGAATATATATATATATATAATAAATACTTTATGGAAGAGTTCCTTGTATTTTTTTTAGGTATTTTCGTGTTTTTTACAGTGATTAATAAAGTCTATAAAAAGGGTGATATAATCACTGTGAAATCTTCTTTTGATCAACAAAATTATATTGTTCGTAAACTCCCAGATGCAAAAGATGCAGCAAATAAATTAGCACAAATAAACAAAAAAATATTAAAGATAATTTCTTCTGTTGACCGTTCAAAACCGGGTTCGAAAGATTTAATAAATAAGTATAACCCCCATACTTTATCCGAAACAATGCCTGGATCAAAATATACTTCTTATTCTGTTAACAAAGGAGAAAAAATATCTATCTGCATACGTAAAGTTGACGATAGTTTTATCGATGATAATACTGTTATATTTGTTGTAATACACGAGTTATCTCACATAATGACCCATGAAGTTGGTCATACACCTTTATTTTGGGATAATATGAAATATTTATTAGAAGTTGGAGAGAGAGTGGGGATATACACCCCTGTTAATTATAATAAAACACCCGAAATGTATTGTGGGATGGAGATTAATACAACTCCGTATGAATTTAATTAATAATAATTTTATTGTTTATATTTATATATTATATAATGGATGGTTTTTGTAATGTTTTTTTAAAAAAAAGATTTATAAAATGTATCTCTAAAAGCACCGATACATGTTATTTATTTACGGGTAATATCCCAATGATTAAATCAATTATAAACAAAATAAAAAAAAATGTTAAAAATGAAACTGATTATTTTGAAAAAATTTCAGATGAAGAAATTGAGACGCTTTTTGATTATCTCGGGGGTTACGAAGAATATGTTGATATCGATGAAAAAAAGAAGAATATTATTCATCTTATGTTTTTAAACAAATACAAAGGTGAAAAATTAGTATTTGTGAATCAAAGTATTAATGAAGACGATACAAATGAAATGATAATAAATAAAATAATCCATAATTGTTATAAAAAAATAATCACTTTACCCTATTTATATGCATGGTATGAAAATGACAAATCAAAAAAAATACCACTTAATTTTGAATACGATGAAAAGAATATCGAATATTTAGATTTTTATGGTAAAGTACCAAAAAAATGTATTGATACAAGCATGATTGACACGGTTGGTAATAAGATACCCAAACAATACCGAAATAAAAACTTAATTCTTTATGAAAAAGAAAACAATGTAGATCAAGTTATTTACTTTGTATCGCTCGAAGAATATTTAGAAAAGAATGATATGTTTAATGAATTAATAAAATTTACGGAAGAAGAAATTAAACAAAAGAATGAATTAAAATCATTTTTGAACGGATTGGTGTTTAAATATTGGCCCGAACTTTCTATCGCCGATATATTATTTTATAATGAGAGTTCTTCATTTGAAATAAGAAAAGCATTATATGAAAAACAAAAAACACTTTCTGAAATTAATAATAGGGGATCTTATATTATTGAATCAGAATTTTTATCAAAAAATGTAAATGAAAAGATAAAATGTGGAAATTATTCACTCACTATGATGCGTGCAACTAAATTAATGAAAATAGATAATACAGTCCATTTATCAAAAATATTTACAGATTTTAATTTAAAAAATGAAATCCCTTTCATAAAACTACTTTTAAATTCACACGACGATGCATTTTATAAAGTTTATGAAAATTCATTGATGTACGAGGGTACAGATAAATCAACTGAAAAACATGTTACAAAAAATCTTTGTAAAGATTGGTCTGATGGTTATAACATACAAACTGAATATGGATTTAATTATTTGCATTCGGGAAATATAATTATGATAAAAATATACAATATAGAAATTGATATATATGGGACATTAATTATTCATTTAAATGGTGATATTGAGATTATTGTAGAACATAATGGTAAAGAAATTAAAGAAAAAGATATATTAATAATCATCCATGATTGTAATGTTGTTATTTCAGAAATAAATCTAAAACAGTTTTATGCATTTGAACCCTTAAATACGCTTGATGGAGATTTATTTTCTAATATTCATTCTGAAACAACCATTGATTTTTTAAATAGTGGGATCATGTTTAAAAAAGAAGATTTTGAGGATAAAAATAGAAAAACCTTTCCAAATTGGAATCAATTTTTAGGTACATTCATTCAAAATTTCCCAATGTATTTCCGTGTAAAGTCATTTGAAGAAACTGAAATAGAATCTCAAATAATTGGTAGATATAATCGTGTTGATAATTATTCAAATATTTCAACGATACAATCCGCTATTTCTGCATATAAAAATATATTTGAAGACCCAGAAATTATTATACAAAAACTCGCGAAAGATTACAGTAAAGACCCAGACTATATCCGTAAAGAATATGAAACATGGGAAGAATTAATAAGTATGAAGGAGGGCATACAGAGAAAATCAACAATTATCAACGAAAGTGGTTCAGAAATCAAAATATGGATCAATCAAAAAGAAGATCTCTTAATAGAACTCCAAAATATGAAATCATTTCAAGAACAACGGCGTATATTAATATTTCTAAAAACAATGATGCATTTATATCGTTCTTATATTGTCGACCGAAAGGGTACGATTCAACGGAGATTATTTGAAAAAGTGGACGAATATATGAATAATCTATATGAAGAAGATACGATGGAGGAAAAATTAGAAATAGATACGGTGGGTGTTGCAGATGGTTATATAGACGATGAAGACGATGAAGATGATTTAGATGCTTTATTAGAAAACATCGAAGATGAAAAAGACGACCTTGATGCTTTACTAGATGATGATGACGACGATGAAATAGATTTCGATCAATTGGGTGGTATGCATGATTCGGACGGTTATTATGAAACAAAAAGTTATTTTTTAAAACGTCTCAAGGAATACGACAATGATTTATTTAAGTTTAAAAGTAAGAAAAAACAAGCTTCTGGTGTTGCTTATGGATATCCTAAATTATGTGGAGCGACAGATGATAGACAACCTATCGCAGTTACAGATGAAGAATTGGATCGCATAGATAATTCATATGATGAAGGTTCGGGGAGAGAATCTTATTCTCATGCGATATCTGTCCCACGCCGTCCCAAAAACGTTCAATATATTTGTCCAAAATATTGGGATATATCCAAGAGTTTGAGTATTCGCCCAGATGCGGTTAATAAAAAACAAATTGTCCCTACTAAAGATAAGGGGCGTACAAAAAAATCGATTTTAGAAAGGAGGGCAATCTATTGGACGGATGCAAACGAAGTTAAATACTATGTCCCAGATATTAGCGAGGATAGCAAACTTCTACATCCAAATGGATATGGATTACCGTGTTGTTTCAATGCTTCGAAAATGATTAAAGGAGATCCAGAAAAAAGAAGGAAAAAAAAAGAAGATATTATTGGAGAAGGATACATATCAAATAAAGACCCTACTAATAAAGATAAATATGCCCATTTACATCCATTTTTGATGAAATATTTTAATCAAAGCGAAAAAACATTTTCAAAGAAAAAAGATCATGGATTTTTGCGGAAAGGTGTCAATCAAAATGATAATGATTATACATTTACAACATCGCCCTTCTTACAAAGTTATTTTAAAATTTTAACAAAAGATAATATTTCGGAAGATAAATTTATCCAAATTATTCAAGAAAAACTAACAAAAAATTTAAACAAGTTTCAAAAATGTCCGATAATCCATCAAAAGTTTAGGAAAAATATCCGTAAAATAACAAATGAAGATAAAGAATTTATTGAAATCGTCCTTGAATTAAAAGAAACAAAAAAAGATTTTTCTGAAAAAACAGTATTGATGCTAAAAAACGAAATTAAAACGGGTGTTTTTAAATCAAACGAAACATGTTATCTTTATCAATTAATATTATCGTTAAAGAACTATCTTGATTATTTAAAAAGCGACGAAAATAGAAATGATACATATATATTACCGCTTTTACTTATGTTGGACGATATCAATATTGTTATTTTTGAAAATATAAATGATGAAATTAAGATCAAAATAACAGATTATGCAAATACGGATAAAATAGGATTTATCTATAAGAATGGAAATTTTTATGAACCTATATTATACCGTTATTACGACAATATTAATAAAGAAATTATAGAGACATATTTATTTACACCCGATATGTATCAAAATAATCATTATGAAATAATTATAAAAAACATACTTTCGAAAATTAAATCCTATAAACAAGAGTTTGATTTTTCGGTTTATGAAACGATTATCAAAGCAAATGATGATAGTATTCAAAAATTATTCATTGATAATTATTCAAATGTAACATATTTAATTACTAAAAAACATAATATTATACCAATAGAACCAAGACCAATACCCAAAAATAAAAACTATCCATGCATATACAGTTTTATCATACTTAGTGATATTAAAATGGGGATGAAAGTATCGTTTGGGCCAAACAAAAAAATGATGGGTAAAGTTGAGCGTCTGCCCTTTGGAAAAAATGGTAGAGAACAAATTGGAATTATTTCATCGGATGGGAAAAAATATAATCCTGTTTGTACGTCTGTTTGCTTTTTAGATGGTGATGTTTGTATGGAGTTATTACCTTCTTATAAGAAAGCAATTAAATATTTATCATTATTTGAGGATATATATAAACCCATATCCGTTATAAAATCAAATGATGGATTGATAAATACGATTATAATGTCAAATGATACATATTTGCCAATTATAGAAGAAAAAATATCAACAAGTTATGAAAAGATAAAATCAGATGCATATTTTGAAATTGAAAAAGAGTTATGTACAATAAACAATTACGATGATGAAAGAAAAATGTTTATCAATATGAAAAATTACGAAGATTATATCTTAAAGCTTGGGATACACCATATACTTTCGATGATAGAAAAAACAAGTATTTCTATAAAAGGGTATATTAAAGATGAAGAAAGTTTCTACTATCAACTTAATGAAAAAATGCATTTCACAGTTTTAAAAGAAAATGAAATAGATTATATTAAAAAATTAGATAAAGTCGATCATCTTTATAGTAAGTTTGATGAAAATTATAGTATCGACGGGGAGATAATATCCATGGATAAGAAAAATGAAATGATAGAATTAATTATTAAGATTGAGTTAGTCGATCAAATAAAGTTTGTATTGGGTGATCCAATTATGATAGAATCTCACAAGAAACTCCGAATATATGAAATATTAGAGCCCCATATCGATGATTTATTCTATATTCTAAAAGAAAAAGATTATCAAAAACACGAATTAGATCGTTTTATAACATTATGTAATGATAAAAATCAATTATGTAATTACCCGTGTAAAAAAGATTCTAAAAAATGTAAATTATACGTTAGAGAAAAAGATACAAATGATAATTTAATGGTTGAAAGAATAAAGTGGACATTTATTGAAAAATTATTGATTTTTGGGATTGAAAATAAAGAAAAGATAATTGAAGAAAGGATCAGTGTGCATGAATTAGTTAATTCAACAAACTTCCATGAAATATTTTTCACATTTTCGGAATACAAAAATGATATTTTAAATGAAATATTTACAAAAAAGAGCAAATATATTATGAAACAAAGCGAAAATAATATCATAAAGAAGAGAAATACCGTTATGAAAAAACTAGATACAATCCCCTTTTACATACAAAAGTTATTTGGGAGTGGTTCAAGCGTTGTATTTAATTTAACAAAGGAAAACAATGATTTTATAACACTTGAGAAAGCATTTTCTGAAGCAAAAATACAACTTGATGCAGAAACCTTAAAAAGAAAATTACTCGATGAAATTGAAAGTACTAAAAATATTAACATACTTGAGAAATATAAAGAAAATTATCAAAGTATTAGTGATTTAATACAGAATGTTAAAAAAACTAATTATCGTATTGAACGATATGATTTAGAATTGATACTTGAAAATCTATCTGAAAAAGAAGATATTAAAATAGGAATTATTTTTATGAGTTCAAAATACAATGCGCAGAAAAAACATAAAATTACATTTCACTCCACAAACAACCTAGATGAAGAAGATATAGAAAGTGTCCCTATAATACCATTATATCATGTTCAACATGAAAATGAGTTTGTGATAGCAAATATATTGGTTAAAATGGGAGATGAATTAAACTATCATAGTACTATTGGCGATTTATATGATATTAATAAACTGCATAAACAATGGGTTAAGTTATAAACAATGGGTTAAGTTATAAACAAAAAATGATTTTTATCTCAATATTTTTATAATTTTTATTTTAATATGGATGATATTTTAAAATATCCAACATTTAATATTTTAAAAAATTACATAGTAAATGATCCTATCTGTGATTGGTTTGAATTAAATAATCAAACCTATGAAAAAGATAAAATAACACACTATGTTACGTTTATTAAAAGAGAGGCATCAATCTACAAAAATAAGATCCTCCGTAAAATTAAAGAATTATCTCAAATAAATGTCCCTTTAAATCCAACATTCAATCAAACAAAAGAGCTAATTTATAATAATTCACAATTAATATTACAAGGTGTATTGCTTAATAAAAATAATATTTATGTATCATGTGATATTATTATAACATACGGTTTATTTAAGAAATTATTTCCAAAAATAAGCAACATACCATTGCATTTATATTGTAAAACCGATACAGATTATTTATTGATTGATCTATGTTATAATACATTTCATTTTAAAATAGATTTAAAAGAAATTCAGAATGAAAGTTATATTTTTTATAGAAAGTGTCATATTTACGCATTCTACGAAGTTTTTTATGAATTAACAGACAATAAAGCGATCCCTTTATTAATGGGAAAAGAATATTATTATAAGAATACATTATTACCAAAAAAAGAATTTATTGCGAAAGTAACGGTAGATGAAAAGATAAAAAGGATATACAAAAATAGTATTAAATGGATCACATATTTGAAAAAAAACCATAATTTACTTCATATTTTACCGAAACCAAATAGTTATGAATTATATCCTAATATGAATTACACAAATACCGAATGGGAAAATGAAAAAATGAAACTTGCAACCACGATAAAAGAAATAACTTTAGTATGGAATATTTCGTATGAAGAAAGATGTAACTGTTTGGAAAAAGGAATCGAATGTTGGGATGATCCACTACTACTCAAAGAATTAAAAGAATCAAAAAAGAAAAGCATCCAAGAAAGAATGATCCATATGAATCAACAAAACGATGTTTTAATTTACCCACGAAAAAATATTTCTCAAAGTTTGAAAAATTCTCTTCAAAAAACAAACGCCGATATTTATTTTGACATTGAAAGTTTTTTATCTTTTGACGAAAAACAAAATCTATTTACAAACGTAGTTAAACAAGAAGAACCTGTGATTGGAATTATTGGATTTATTCATAATGAAACATTTTATGATATTACCATCAATGATTTTACAAAAAAAGATGAAGAAAGAATGATAAAACAATTTTCTTCTTACTTATCTAAAATATCAGCGCGTAAAATTGTAAATATTTATCATTGGGGGAATGCAGAAAATAATTATTTCAAATATATTCATAAAGAATACCCTACTATTTATTTCCCGAAGTATAATTTAATTAATGTTTTGGATCATTTTCGTATGGAACCCATCATTGTCCAGGGAGTTTTTAAGTTTGGTTTGAAATCAATCGGGAAAGCGTTGTATAATCATAATTTGATAAAAACAACATGGGATGAAAATGATAGTGGATTAGATGTAATGATTCAATTTAAAGAATTATGTAAAACAAAAAATAAAAATATCCCATTAAAACGTTGTCTTAAAATCAAAGAGATAATAAATTATAATCAGGTTGATTGTCGTGTATTATATGAAATTGTCGAATTATTAAGAGAAAAATATTAAAAACTATTGATTATTTTCAATATTCATAATATATTCGTGTTGTTTTTTCATTTGAATATTCATTTTTTCAATAATCTGCTGTTGTGTTTTAATTATTTTTTCATATTCTTTTGAATCTTTATTTGAATAAATAGCACCACCTTTCATATTTTCAGATTTTTCAACAAATAATCTGGCTCTGTAAACTATAAAACCATCTTTATTATAATGTACCAATTGCAATTTTTCTTCTTTAGAATCTACTTTTAATGTGATGTTATTATCTCCCATTTTTACATATGTCCCCCCGTCAAAAAAATATTCATCGCCATTTTTTATCGTTATATATTTAACGCTTTGACCGATTTTTATATCATATGGACTATCAACTTCTTCACAATTTTTAATTTCACTCTTTATATAACTTAAATCTTGTGACATTTTATAGTATATTATTATTGGTTTTATTTTAAGTTATTTAAGATCAGTTAAATCCATCTACTAAACTTGAAAGATTATTTTGAAACCAACAAATTGCTTCATTAATATGTTTTTCAGATAAATAAATATCTTTTCCCGGATTCGATTGTTTATAGAGTATTAATATATCAATTAATCGTTCAAATCTTTCTTGTATCATTCTTTCTTGTTTTGACATGCTATTTTTTTCATTCAGATAATCTTCTTTTGTATACATTTTATTCTAAAATAAGGAGAACAACCCCTTAAATAAATTTGTAAAAAAAATGAAGAAGATTTAGATTGGATTTGTAGAAATATCGGTTTGTGTCTGATAATACAATTTCTATCTTTATTTATGATAAAATCATTGATTTAGGATCTATTCAGGGATTGGGTCTTCAAGAATTGGGTCTTCCGTGTTTGAAAGATTCTTATCTTCAAGGATATCTTCAAGTTCAAAATCAAGAGGGACCTCTTCTTTATTTTCTTTAAGATAGTCAATGTAATTTTTAAATTGTGTTTCAATATCTTTGTCTTCAACCCCGATATTTCTCAAAAGATTTTTAATATTTGCGTCCATTTGGTTGCGTTTCAAAGTATCAGTTTGGTATTTTCTAAATCTTTTTTGAATAACAGAATCTGACAATTCCGGAGATTCATCTTTCATCTTTTTAATAAAATTATCCTTCTTTTCTGCTTGTTCTTTTTCATATTCTTCTTTTAGTCTCGCGATTTCTTTTTCTTTTTCTTCTTGCATTTCCTTCTTTCGTTTCATTTTTGAAAGAGTATTAAAACGATTTTCGTTTCTATGTTTTTCTTTTTCTAATTGTTCTTTCATTTTCTTATCTCCTTCAAATCTTATTTTTCGGTTGAATTTATTTGCTTCGTTGATAATCTGGTCATCGCTTTTGTTTTTTTCGTTTTTCATTAGACTCTTTTTTTTATCATCTGTTTGTTTATTCATCCGAAGTGTAGAAGCTTTTTCGCGATGAGCGTCTGCTTTTTTCAGAAGATTTGTTTCTCCCGTTTTCCTCCATTTTGTTTCTGCAACACGTGCTTTCTTTTCCTCACTACGAATCTGCTTTTCGGAGAATGTATTTTTCATTTTTTTTTTGTAGTTGAATTCTTTGATATTATCCAAATATAATTTTTCAAATTTATATATAAAGAACATTTAAATGATTTTAGATGGAAAGAAAGTTGCGAATAAAATAAAAGAAGAACTTCTAAATGATATTAAAGAATTAAAACTCCTCGATATTATTCCTAAAATAGTAGTTGTACTAGTAGGTCATTTGGATGAAAGCAGGATATATATCGATATGAAAAGAAAAATGTGTGAAAAATTAGGGGTCAGTTTTCAATTAATACATTTAGATGAAACTATTTCAGAATCAATTTTTATCTCAAAAATAGAAGAGTTAAATAATGATAATTTAGTAAATGGTATTTTAATACAATTACCTATCCCCGAAACATTTAATAAAAACAAATTGCTAAATACAATCTCATGTGAAAAAGATGTTGATGGGTTTCATATTTTAAATGCGGGGAGATTATTTCAAAATAATGATATCAATATCATACCTTGCACACCTCAAGGATGTATTGATTTAATGGACGAATATAACATAGATGTTAACGGGATGAATGTTGTAATTATCGGGACAAGTAATTTAGTCGGTCTACCCTTATCAATGATATTATTACAACGTGGCGCCACAATAACGCTTTGTAATATAAATACAAAGGATGTTAAATCTCATACTGTTAATGCCGATATGATAGTAACATGTTGTGGTGTTCCAAAAATGATTAAAAAAGATTGGATTAAAGAAAATGTAATTATGATTGACATTGGTATTAATCGTATTGCAGGTGGAAAAATAGTAGGTGATATCGATTATGATGATGTTTATTCGAAATGTAATATGATTACACCTGTCCCTGGTGGTATTGGTCCTATGACTGTTATTTCATTAATTAAAAACCTGGTAAAATTAACGAAACAAAAACATGGTTAATAGAATATATGTTCTCAACTTATATTTATGACGAGTTTCCTTTGGTGAAAGTTGTTTTTGAAGAAGGACCAAAAACTATGGAAGATTTTGAAGAGTTTACAAATGGTTGGTTGGATTTATATGAAAAAAGAGAGATGTTTACATTTTTATTTGATACAACCAAAATGAAAGATCCAGCATATAAATATGCAATTAAAATGTCTCAATTTATAAGAGAATTAAAAAAAAAGGAAACGCAATATTTAGATAAAAGTGTAATTTTAATAAATAATAATAAGATTAAATATTTACTGGATGCTATCTTTGCAATCCAAAAACCAGTTGCACCTGTTTATATTTATAATATTAATAATGATGACATCATAAATGAGAATAATATTAATCATATCATAAATCATAAAGACACATTATTGATCTCTCCCTGAATTTCTTTATTATGTTTTATTTTAGCCAATTCTCTAATTTTAAAGAAAATATATAAACCATAAAAATTTTTAGAGAAAACGTCAAGTATATTATAAGATATGTTTTTTGAATTATGATCTAGAAATGCCGCAAAACCATATAAAGACCACATAACAATTAATACACCAAATAAATTTTTACCAATCTTTGATTTAATTGCATATTCTTCATAAATAATTTTAAACGATAAAAAGAAAAATAAAAACCCCAATCCAATAGACAATTCTTTATTGATAGTATTGCTTTCTCCCAAATATCCAAAGAGTAACATAAGGGCATTATATCCTACTATTTTATAGATTGTTTGTTTATTTTGCTTTAAAAAATCGTTAAACGTTAATGTTTGGGTATTTTTTGTTTCTTTGTATTCTTGATATTTTAAAAAGATGATAGTTGAAACTAACATTGTTGGTGTTGTTATGAACCAATCTGTATATCTTCTTGATGTCATTTTACTAAAATCCCTTAAACCATGGATAACCCAAATATAAAAGAAAGTTTCAACAAATTGAACAAATATTTCGATTTTTAAAATATCAATAAGTATTTTATCTTTCTCCTCAATATCGTAATAGACGCCATTGTAAGAATATAAACTTGTTATGATTTGTATGGCGAGAGAGATATAAATTGTTGAAAAAACATTTTTTTTGCTAAAAACCATCGTAGATATATAATATAAATAGATACTTTTTTATAATATTGATTTTTTATAATATTGATTTTTTATAATATTGATTTTTTATAATATTATTTAAATATAAATAGTTTGTTTTAATCACTATGGATATTGAACCATTGAAAAACATCCTTGAATGGTCAGAAAATAAAAAAGAAACATTATTGTATTATTTTACAAATGATGTTAAAAAAAAAGTAATTAACCTCGAATATGAAGAAGATAAATTATATGTGCAAGATAGAATATTTTGCATTAAACGCAATACATTAGAATGTGAACATGATGGTAATATCGTTTTTATTGATCAAGGTAAAATAGGAATAAAAATAACTGGTATAAAAACCGTGAAGATAGAACCAAATGATTATTACATTTTTGTTAAATGTAAAAAAACTATCAGTAAACAACGAGAATTCATGAAAGAATTATTAGAACAATTATAATATTATAGAAAGTACAAAGGCCTTACCGTTTTTATCCTTTCTCTGCAAAAACAGCATTGAGCGTTATCAACTCTACCGACTTCATATAAGTCTAACCCTTCATTTTTCCGCAAGTGCGTCTTAATGCATTCTTTGCAAAATGTATGTCCGCATGGTTCCGTAAAATGATCAACCGGATTTGCAAAACACACAGAACATAAATTTGTTTGATTTAAATGATTAATTTTTTTAATTAATTCTAGACTTTTTTCAAACTCTTTTCTTTTTTCAAGATATAATTTTCTTATATTTTTTATTTTTTCGTTATCCATGATTGTTTTAGTTAAAATATTCATTTGTTCAATAATATTTTTGATATTTTCATGATCTTTTTGTTCTTCGGGTATTTTTTTAATAAACTCTATCATAGATTCGGTCGTCGAAACATTCTTTTTTAATTTTTGAACTTCTTTTTGATAGTCATCATTGTATTTATTTAATTCCGTTTGTATTTTATGAAATATTTCAATATGAAATTGAATTTTATCCATCAATGTTTGTATTTCGTCGGTTGTTTCTTTTGAACCTTTGATTTCATCTAATGTCGTTTGTTCATCTTCTGTCAAATCAAACTCATCATTTCCATTCATAAGAGAGATAATTTCCCCCTTTAATTCAAGCATCCGAACGACATTTATATCTTCTTCTTTTTTATTGAATAATTGATCTATATCAGTACTATTATCCATCATATGGGTATTATCTATCGTCGCAAAGCTATTTACCCATTGTTGTGAAGACATTTATATATTATCACATCATAATAATAATTTTTAAACCTATTCTTTCAGTATATCCATTATCTTGAATTTTATTTTGGCGGATGTTGTTTTTAATTTAATTTCTTGAAGGATCGTTTGATATCTTTTTGGGATGATTTGATAGTGAATTTCAGAAATACTTTCAAATGAAACCAACATTTTGAAAAGTTCAACATCATCTTTAAAAGATAAATGATTCATAAATGGATCAAGTACTTTTTCAATGTAGTCTTCAATGATTCCTTCTTTTTCAAGATAACTTATAAAAAGAGAAAATCCGATAATATTATCAATATTCTTATTATTTTCGCATAATTTTTCGTATGCGGTTTTATCTTGTGACTTTTTTTCATCTTCATAAAAAAATTCTGTGTAATGTTTATTGCATAATTTTAAAAGTATTAATGATTTTTTAGGCGATTTAATTTCTTTTAGAACACCAACATAGTATGGTATATAAATATGATGTTTCATTGAACTTTCTGTAAGCTGTTGAATAATATAAGGGATAATGTGATCAACGTTTATTTTTTCGATAATTTGCTTTTTAAGAGTTTCATAATTTTTATTTGTGATTTTATTAATCATACTATTTATTTCTTTGATTGCACTTGTATCTTTTGTTATCACTTTTGCATATTTTTTATTTTTGTTAATATTCATACGATAATATTTTTTATTTAAATCAATATTATCTAAAAAGGATAATACGTTATTATTTTTTTTTTTGAGGTAATTTTCATATAAATGAAGGAATTCTTCTGAATCCAAATATGCTTTAATTACCTCTAATGTTGGCATATTATATATATTTAAATATTTAATCTTTATATATTATATTATATTTAGGATTATTTTTCTTCTTTAACTTGAGAATTGATATTATCGGAACCTTCTTCTTGGACCTTCGGTAAATCTTGTACCTTCGGTAAATCTTGTACCTTCGGTAAATCTTGTACCTTCGGTAAATCTTGTACTTTCGGTAAATCTTGGACTTTCGGTAAATCTTGGACTTTCGGTAAATCTTGTTGTATTCTTTGGATATTTCCTGTCTGTTCTTGTGAAAATTTTTTCATTTCACCTTGAAAATCAAACTTTTTCTTTTTACTATCTCCTTTACCATTCGAAAATTCTTGTTCAACCTGCTTTCTTTTAATTGATTCGATTGATTTACTAAAAACTTTATAGGCTTCTTGATGTGTACCGTAATCTTCATATTTGCCTGATAATCCAAAAAATTGCCATCCTTCTGTTTTTAGTTGTTCCACAACCATCGAATATGCAAAATAATTTTTATCAAGTGAGAATAGTTGTAAGAAACCATTACTTGCTGTGACCATTAATGAAATCGTCCAAGAAGACCAATACGTTACCATATCAAAATTTTTAGGCAGTTTTTTAGGGTCCATTTGTCCCATTGATAAAATAGCTGGTAAAATTATACTACCAGTTGTTACAATAAATCGGAATGCATTGTAATATTTTTTTGTGTAATCTCTTTTTTCTTCATAAAAAGAGATTTCATCTAAAAAACGAAATTTAATAATAGATTTATCATATGATTTTTCTAAATCTAATTCATCAACTATACCAGCTACATTTTTTGTAAAGTCCATTTTATAAATATTCTAGAAAATATTATCATATATTAATTACATATCAATCATTGTTTCCGCGGCATTGTTATTGTTATTGTTATTGTTATTGTTATTGTTATTGTTATTGTTGTTATTTTTCACGTTATTGTTATTTTTCTTGTTATTGTTATTTTTCTTGTTATTGTTATTTTTCTTGTTATTGTTATTTTTCACGTTATCAGCCCCTTCTAATAATGGATCATAATATGTATAGCTATTGTGTAGAGGATAATACATACACATTAAATAACCTAAAACAAAAGCAAGGGCACAATATTTTAATAATTCTTTTTGCGTTTTATTTATGTTCAATTTCATTTATAATATAGTCAATAAAAAAATTTTAATCAATTAAAATAAACTCCTTCATTGCTTCGGCTTTTGATGTGTTTTTTTTAGATTTTTTTTGCATTTCTTCTCCATTTTTAAATAAAGTAAAGTTTGATTTTTGATAAAACTTAATTCGTTTTTGACATTGTTTTTCAAAAAAAGAAAAAATATCTTGAATATCTATAATTAAAGGGTGAAAATTTCTATCAGATGCTTTTTGTCTAAAAACTCTCCCAACAGATTGTTCAACATCTGATTTAGGAGAACCAAGAATGACCGTATTTAATTTAGGGACATCCATTCCTTCACTTGCCATAGAATATGTCGCAAGTAAAATGTCTTTTTCTTGAGAATCTCGTAATTCATCTGGTTTCATACCCCCCACGTAATATCCAACTGAATATCCTTTTAACATTTTATATAAATCATCTAAATGTTTTCTACGATCACTTAATATTAATATATACCTTCCTTCTTTTTGATACTTAATAACTAACTCTTTTATCATTTCAGTCCGTGGTATGTAAGCGCAAATATTATTAATCATTTTTGGCATACAGGGATCTTTACGGAAATTGAGTTCTTCTTTATTATATTTTTCATCTTTAAAATTACATTCTATTAATTGAACTTCTGCATAATCTTCGTTTTTTTTAGTTTGTAGATAAACAATATCCCCCATAAACCATTCAAACACTTTTGATAATCCATCTTTTCTTTTTGGTGTCGCAGATAAACCTAACATAAATTTAGATGTAACTTTAGCCATTGATTTTGAGAATACTTCCGCACCCAAATGATGACATTCATCAAAAACAGCAAATCCAAAACTATCAAACGTACCTTCTTCATATTCTTTCATTGATAAACTTTGAACCATCGCTAATACAATATCTTTATCTTCAATATCAACTGTGTCTTGTTGTATTTTACCAATTCTTGCACCGGGTAAAAATTCTAATATTCGATCTCTCCATTGTGTCATTAAAAAATCTTTATGAACTACTACAATCGTTTTTTTTTGTAGCTTTGAAATTATATGTAACGCAAGGACAGTTTTTCCACCACCACATCTTATAGAAATTATACCACCACCCTTTTCATATGCATTTTTAAGATAAATTTCTTCGATTGGTTTTTGTTCTTCTCTTAAATCTCCTTTAAAATTAAGATCAATATTATCCCCTTCTTCCATCTCATCAATAGTAGGATTACCTATTTTTTTTAATCCATAAAATCTTGGAAGATATAATTTTTTAGGGCTCTCTAAAAAAACACTAAATTTCCCTGCATCACTATTTGATTGTGCTTTATTAAAATTATTAAAGGGTTTAACGGTTAATTCATCTTTTATTTCTTTAATTAATTTAGAATCATAATCTTTTTTAACGATTTTATAACCATTTTTAGATAACTTTGTGGTCATTGTTACGTGTCAATATATATATATTACTAAATACATTTTAAGTATTTAGAAAATTAAAATATAATTTATTAATCTTTTATTTTAATAGTACCATGTATATAACAATAAATATAAATATTATTGAACTAAAAAATACAGTACCACCGACGATATAATATTTATTATTATCTGTTGCTGTTTCATCTGTGGTTTCCTCTGCGGCTGTCGCGGTTGTAGCGGCTGTCGCGGTTGTAGCGGCTGTCGCGGTTGTAGCGGCTGTCGCGGTTGTAGCGGCTGTCGCGGTTGTAGCGGCTGTCGCGGTTGTTGTATTTGTTAAACTC